TGGATGGCGTCGGCGGCTTTCTTCACCGCGTACTGGTGGGCGCCGCCGATGTCGTCCGGGTCGATGTCGTCCATGGCGTCGGCCACGGCCAGGCCGGTGGCGGCCGCCGTCGCGGAGATGTGCCGCTGGTATCCGGCGGTGAGGGCCGCCCCGACGGTGGTGAGAGCCACCGGTCAGGACTCCTCAACGGGCGGAGTGCCTTCACCGTCAGCGGTGAGAGCCCGGGCGTACGCTTCCAGCTCGGACGGGTGGGCGTCCGCGTATTCCTGCCATTCCTGCGCCTCAGCTGGCGACACGCCGGGGATCCGCTGCCACAGCAGCTGGGCGGGCACGCCGAGCGACTGGGACAGTTTTCCGAGGGCGTCCGCGGCCTGCGACAGGGACCGCGCCTCAGTGTCGCGCCAGTCAACGCGGAGCGTGTAGTCGTTCGCGTCGCTGAGGCGACGCTCCAGTTGCGCGGAAGCGCGGAGCACGTTCAGGAGCGGGCGGCCGAGGGCGCGCTGGATCGCGGTGATGTGCGCCCGCTCTGCGGACTTCGCCTCAGCGAGCGCGTCGGCGGACAAGTTCACGAGCTGCGAGCCGGACAGCGTCCATGACGGGACGGAAGCGAGCGCGGCGAGAGTGCCGAGGTCGGCGCGTTCCGCGTCGAGGACGGACTGCATGCTGGTCTCGGGCAGGGACCCGAACTGGACACCGTCGCCACCCGTAAGGATCGACGAGTTCGACAGGTGCGCCTTCATCCGTTCGGCGTCCTCGATGCTGCCAGGGTCGTCCAGGCCGGTGACGGTCTTCACCCGCCAGGAGTTGGAGTGCTGGATGAGGAGCCTGTCGTGGACGGTCTTGATGTACCGGCGGGCGGGGATTCGCAGCCGGTCGACGAGCGACTCGGCGTCCCCGTCGATGGACAGGTACGGGGCGAACCGGGCGACCGGGGCGTATCCGAGGCCGTGGTGGACGACTTCGTAGGGGCTGCCGTTCCGGTCGATGCGGATCAGATCCTGGTCGGTGACGTACAGGGTGGGGCGGCCGCCTTTGGTGAGGAATACGGCGCGGGCGGGCCAGTCGGCGGTGGGGTCGTCTCCCCAGTCCACGCCGACGCGGGCCACGGACGCGGCTTCGAGTTTCGCTTCGGTGCCGTTCGGGGCGACCAGCACGAACGCTTCCCCGTCGGTGAGGGCGGCTTTCCATAGGCCGGTCTGCCTGGTGGGCATGCCGGCGTGTTCCCATGGCGCCCACAGGGCCGCGAGGTCGCCTTGCTGGTCGGCGGTGCGGGTGACGCCGTCAGCGATGATCTGACGGCCGAGCGTGTCCACGAGCAGGGCGAGGGTCGGGCCGAGCGCGAGCGCGCGCAGGCGCCGCTGGTCAGCGGTCTTCCCGCCGCCGTCAACGGTCGCGAGCGGCGCGCCGATGCCGGGTGTGGTCGACCCGGGCACAAGGTCTTCTTGGCGCTGCTGAGCTTCCCACCGCTTCTCTGCGGTGTCCTCGGCGAGCTTCTCCCAGGGGCGGTCACTCATGGGCGGTCACCATACCTTTCCGCGCCCTCTGCGGCGACTGTTTCTGTATTCCTCCCGCATTATACGGGCACCGACCATGGCGACGGCGAGGTCGATCTTTTTGCGGGATTCGCGGTGGTTTTTCGCGATGCTGGGCCCCCACTTGGAGGGGACGCGGCGGGCATGGAGGACGTGCGCGCGGAGGCGGGCGTCACCGTCGTGGAGGAGGCCGCCGGCCTCGATGTCCGCGTAGACGCGGTTGACGCCGCGGACGAATCGGGACACGTGGGACGGGTCGGACATGTCCCACCGGGTGGCGTGCTGCCTGCTGGCGGGCATGCGAAGCTTCCTCCGGTAGTCACGGTGCCAGCCGTCAATGATGCCGTCCCAGAACGCGACCATGGTTTCATCATCCTTGGCGTGGGACGGGTCGCACCAGAGGGCGACAACGTTGTTGTGGTCGAGGATGTCGCGGACACGCTGGTCGATTTCTTCGCGGGGGGCGATCCACCCATGGGCGCGGGCGTCGGGCGGCCGCTGCCACACGCCGAGCGGGAACACAGCGCCGTCGGAGATGCGGCAGCCCACGAAAGCGGTCGCGTCGTCCGACTTACCGCCGTCGAAGAACAGGACAAGCTCGTCCTCGGGGTCAAGGGCGGGCAGCTCCGGGTCGCGGCAGGCGTCCCACTCTTCCCGGGTGACCCACGCATCCTCGGCGGCAGTGACTTGGTTGTACCACTTTCGCCTGGACTCTGACGGCGGGGTTTCCGGGTCGAGGACGTCCTGGACGATCCGGTCGGGGGACAGCCAGGTGGCGTCACCTCGCACGCCTTTCACGACCTCGGGGGCGTCATCCGCGGTGAGCGGCGCCTGCGGTGGAGCTTCGAGGGTGTCGTACATGAGCCCGTAGGAGCGGATCTTCCCGGCCTGAGACTGCTCCCACGCTTCCCTGGTGGCAAGGCCGACAGATTCCACGCCGACGCGGGCCGCGTTGCAGATGTGAAGCACGCGCGCCTGCCGGTCGGGCGGCGACTTCGCGGCGTCACCTCGCACGACGCCCATCATTGCGACGCCAGCGTTGGACTGCGTCCAGTTCTGCGTCTCGTTGCAGATCGTCAGGGTCGCGCGGGATCCCTCCGCGGCATCCGGGTTCGACGTGATCGCGGTGATGAACCCCGGAGAGCCGTCCGTGGGCCGCACGTACGTGGAAATGACGCGGATACCGAGCTCGGACTGCACCTGGGCTGGGGCAATCGCCCGGATCGCGCCCATCGTGTTCTCGGTCTGCTGCTGCGACACGGCGAGCAGGCGGATCCACGGGGTCTGTTCGCGCCTGCCGCGGACGCCGCGGGGCGTGGATGCCGGCAGAGAGGGGCCAAGGAGCGCGTTCAGGGCGATCACCCCAGCTAACGGATCTTTACCCCACCCTTTGCACCGCTGCAGGACGACGGTGGGGGCTAGGAACATGCCGTCGGCGTCTACGGCGTAGTACCAGAGGATGAACCGGGCCTGTTCCGGGGTGAACGTCCACGCACCGCCGCCGGGGCCGACCAGGGACGAGGACGCCCAGGCGAGCACGTCCCAGCCGACCGTGCTGTCAGGCAGCAGCCACCGGCCGTCCTCGATGGTCCACACGGGGCCGTGCGCGACCGGCGGCCACGCACAGTCCGGCATGGCTGCGGGGGCGGAAAGCCGCTCCTTATACCACGCTTTGATTGCCGGCCATTCAGTCTCGTCCCATTCGCTGGCTTCGGCCGGCGTGCTGTTACGCCGACGTGCCATGCGTCAGCCCCCACCGCCCGGCAGCGGCCGTCGCGGCATGCTCAGACCGGGCCAGGCGAGCCTCGTCCGTGTCATCCTGAAGGCGCAACGCCTTCGCAAGGGAAGCCATCACAGCCCGGTGCTGGCGGATCTCAGCGAGCAGCGGGTTCGGCCGCATCTGACCGGTCGAACCAACCGTCAGCAGGTCACCGCCGTCCAACTCCTTCGCCATCCGGGAGATCAACTCAGCCTCGTGGCACATGTCGTCCAGGATCCGCACCTCGACGGGCGACAGATCCCACTCGTCCATCACTTCTTTGCGCAGGCGCCTAGCGGATGTAAGACGTGCCACGAGAAAACTCCTAACGTTTGCGGTCTGGGCACAAGGATACCCCGCCAGCCGGCCGGAACTGACGGGGTATCCGCTACAGGTCGGACAGGTCAGGCCTTGTGCTTGCCCTCGCCGCCGCCACGCAGGGTGACGCCGCCGGGGGTGACAATGCCCGCCCAGTCCAGGATCGAGATGCCGTTGATCTTCACGCTCTTCAGGATGTTGAAGGCCCCGAGAACAAGGCCAGCAACAGACAGAAGCTGGGTGACAGCAGCCTCAGCGGTCGCCGGGTAGGCGCCCACGAACCACGTGCCCGCAGCGATCAGAACAACCGCAGCCAGGGTCAGGGCGCGACGCTTCCCCGCGGTCCAGTACGGCTTGTCCAGGGCCGCCTGAACGAAAGGCCACGCAACAGCAGCCACCGCGGTCAGGGTCGCACTCTGCTCAGCAGTCAGGTTCATCTTTCTCCTCTGTTGTTTCTTGACGGCCTTCTAGCCGCCCGGCCCAGTACGCGCCCAGGATCGCCGCAGCAGCGAACCAATGGGCGGCGCACGGGACGATGTGGGGGTTCACTTCGCAGCGTCGGGCCGCTCAGTGTCGGCGGCCTTCACGGCGGCGCGGATGTCGTTGACAGCGCCGTAGATCGCACCCGCAGACTTGACGCCCTCCTGGCCGGGGGTCAACGCGTCGAGGACCTTGTCGACCGAGGCGTGGATCGCCCGGGCTTCCTCGTAGGTCGCCTTCGCGTACCAGTTCATGTCACCGGCGAAGTGATCGCCCGCCTGCCCGGACCTGAACAGGTCCCTGATCTCCCTGAGAAGGTCAACGCCTTCAGCCATTTCCCATGCCTCCTGTCCTGCGCCGTTGGGGCGCCCGTAGTTGTACCACGACCTGCACCGGTCGCTGAAGGGTTCGCCGTACGCCTCGTAAGCGCCGTACGCGCTACCCGAATTGTAGCGGGACCCGACACGCTTCAGGTCCTCGTACGAGTCACCTTCCGCGTTGATGAGGTCCCGGATGATGCCGCAACCGATCTCGGCGGACTTTTCAGGGTCCCACCAGGCCCGGTCGGGGTCGTTGAAGAAGTAGCCGGGGTAGGTGACCTGCAACGGCCCGACCCCGTTGGACGTGGCCCCAGCGCTGATCTGCGCGTAGAAGTCACGGAACTTAGCTTCGGTGACTTCACCGCCACCACAGTAGGCGCCGCCGGCGTCGTGACCGAAGATGTTCGCCCCGTATTCGCCGGTTTCCATCCACAGGGCCGCGAGCGCAGCCCACCAGGGGCAGCCGACGTTGTCTGCGGCGCGGAGAACGGCCTTCTGCACGGAGGACAGCTCGTACCCGTCATGTGAGGCACGGGACTGCTCCTGCGCCTGCGGTGCCGGGGCTGCTGTGCCACCAAGGTAGCGGAGACAGTGCGTCCATCGGGCCGTCTGCGTGTACAGGTGCCCTTCGTAGGACACGCACCGGCACTCGGAGCCGGTCTGGTCGCCGATGTACCCGTCGATGGACCCGTCCTCGGCGATCCAGGCTTCGGACAGGCCGTTCTTGGTGACCATAGCGACGTGGCCGGCGCCGCCGGAGGCCGCTTCAGAGAGGATCAGGTCGCCGAGCTGGAGGCCGCCGTCGGGGTAGAGGCTGCTGTCGTCCCAGTGGACGTCCTCGAAGCCGCGAGAGACGGCGTAGCCACGGATGTTGCCGGTGTACGTGTCCCGGGGGAACATGGTGGACGAGTTCCAGGGTTCTCCGTCGGCGTGGAAAGCGAAGTTCCAGGCCGCTGCGACGCCAGCGGAGCAGTCCATGTTGGCGTCTGCGGTGAGCCAGCCGAGGTCTGTGGATCGTTCGTATGCCATCCACCGGTCGGGCTGCGAGTAGCCGACGCTGTAGTCACCTCCTTGGGGTTTTCCGGGGCCGCAGGTGGCCCAGTACTCCATCTGGGCTGCGGCGGTTGCGGGTGATGCTGACATCTGCCCTCCTGTCTGTTGTGCCCCGTCGGGTCGGGGTGGTTGGTTCCAGGGTAGCGGGCCGGTTCTGTGGCGGCGCTCACCCGAAATCTTGGCAAATCGGGCATCGCGCTGGGTGATTGCTACCTCCGGCGGTCCTTTCCGGGGGTGGGGTGGGAGGCGGTGCCAGGGTGTTTTGAAGATTTTTGTCGCGGATTTTTTTTCGTTTTCATGTGAAGCGTTCGCGCAGGTTTTGGTTTCGTGTTTCGTTTGGTTTTTCTTCGTTTTGTTTGGTTTTGTTTTTGTTTTGTTTTTGTTGCGTGTTTGGGTGCGGCGCGTGCTTGTGTTGTGTCATTGCGTGGCGTGTGGCCGTGCGGGCGAGGGTCTCGGCGGTGGTCTTGGCGTGGTGGCAGGCGTGGGAGAGGGGTTGCAGGTTGTCTGTTGAATGGTTGTCGCCGGGTGTGATGTGGTCGATGTCTGTGGCGTGGTGGTTGCATCCGGCGGCGTGCCACCTCCCGGTGGGTGTGTGGGTGCCTCGTGCCTTCTGGGTGGGGCTGCCCATGGGGTGTGGGAGTCCTGCGCATTTGTTGTTGTGTTTTTGTAGGACTTGTTGTCTGAGTTTGTTCCAGTTGTTTGGGAGTCGTTGCCGTCGTGTGGATGTGGTCCATGCCATGTGCCCATTCTAGGTGGGGTGGTGGGGGTGGG